GATTTGATGATTCACATCAATACAGATATGCGAGGATTTTTTAATGAGTTTTGTATTTGATATAGCAGCAGGAAAACAAGCAAATGCTCTTGGTAAATATAATCAAAGTGTTCAAAATAGAAATGCTCTTGTAAAAGAACAAGAAGCTGAAGCTATAGAAAAACAAACAAAATTTGATCTTGCTAGATTTGATCAACAATTTACACAAGTTCAAGGACAAACAAAAGTAGCTACAGCAATGTCTGGTGTAGAAAGATCAGGAACTGCTTTAAATATTTTAAAATACAATGTTCAACAAAGTAAAATACAAAAAAATGTTATGGAATATAATTCTAAAGTTGCACAATCACAAAAAATGGAAGATGCAAACTTTGCAAGAATACAAGGAGTAATTGCTAGAAGAGAAGGTAAAATTGCTCAACTTGGTTATTATGCAAAGGCTGGAGAAAGTTTACTTAGAATACAACAAAGTGGAGCTTTTGGGTAATGCCTAAAATACCTACATTTACATCACAAGCTAGACCTACAGCAGAAGCGGCTAGTGTTGTTTCTAATATAAAAGTAAATGTAAATCAAAGTGTAGCAGCAGCATTAAGACCTTTAGGAAAGACTGCTGAAGATTATTATATTAAAGAAAAAACTGTTGAAAATAAAACAGAAGCTCTTGAGTTAGAAAATAAATCTGTTTTAGAATTAAATCAAGTTTCTATAAAAGCATCTAAATTGTATAAAAATTCAGAACAAGCTAACAACTATCTTATGCAACAAAGTAAAATTATAATAGATAAATATGCAGCATTATCATCTAATAGTGCAGTTAAAACTATGTTTAAAAATAGTTATTTATTAGAAGAACAAAAAAAAATATTTTCAGTAGATAACGCAGTTTATAAAAATTTAGTTCAATCAAGAGCTATTGCTTCAAATACTAAAGAAGAAAGAATTTTAACAGATTCTATATATGGTGATAATGAATTAGCAAAAGCAACATTGCCTACAGATTTAAATAAAATTTATTTAGATGATTATAATGATGGATTAATTGATATAGATACTTACGAAGGTAAAGTAGCAGCTATTCCAAATACTATAGCTTATTTTAAAGTGCAAAAAGATATTACTAACGATCCAGTTCAAACTTATGTTAATTTAAACACAGGTAAATATGAAGGCTTAACTATAAAAACTAGAGAAGAATTAAAAAGAGATGCTAAATTAGAAGCAACACCAATATTAAGAGAAAATGTAACAAATTATTTAATAGGTTTAGAAAATGGAATTAAAGTAAATATTAACGAACCTGCTATAAAAGAAATATTTGGTAATAAAGTTTTTCAAGATTTTAAAGAAACTCAAGCTAATACAATAAGAGTTAGTTCTTTTAAATTAGAAATATTTAATTCTAAAATTGGTAATGAAAAAAAAATATTAGATAGTTTTGAATTAAATTCTGGTAACCTTGCTGAAGATTTAAAATACAAACAAAAATTAAAAGATTTTATAAGTCAAAAAGCTGAACTTATAAAAAATGATGCTGCTGTATTAATTTTAACTCATAATAAATTGGTAAGAAATAATTTTGATCTTTACAATTCTGAATCAGATTCAACAATAAAATCTCAATTATTTACAAAATACATTAATAGTGTTGTTCAAGCACAAATAGATATGGATATTGATAGTGCTTTTATAAAAGTATTACCTCAATCTTTTGCAAAAAATGTTGTTCAAGATTATAATAATCAAGAACCAGCAGCTAAAGTTGGTTATCTTCAATCATTAGAAGCTCAATATGGAGAACAATATGGAAGAGTGTTAAATCAACTAACTGAAAATGGTTTACCTGTTACTGCTAAATTAGTTTCTTATTTTAATGATGAAAATTTTGCAACTATGGCAACTAGCATAGATACTAAAGAAGAAAGAACTAGATTAGATAATTATGTAAAAACTCAAACTGACACAACTTTTAATAGTATTAATCAAGGAGTAGCAACAGAAATAGAAGATTTTAGAAAAGTTGTTATGTTTAGTAATAAAATGAATACAACAAAAGCTAATGAAGAATTGGGAGACATACAAAAAGTTATAACTTATATTGCTATTAATTCTATGTCTGCTGGTATGGATGAATCAAAAGCAATAAAAAAAGCAACAGACTATATTAATAATAATTTTGAACTTGATGATACTTATTTTATTCCTAAAAATTATGACAATAAAAGATTAAGTGAAAGACATATAAAGTTTATTGAAAAAAAATTAAAAATAATAAAAAGAGATTATCTTGAAGATTTTAATATAAAAACTTTTGAATCTACTAATGAAAAAATATCTAATACAGAATTAAATGAAGAAATGTTAGATCAAGCAAAAGATAATGGTGTTTGGATTAATAATGCAGATGGTAGTGGTATTGTATTTGCTATAGAATTTGCGGATGGTTCATTAGGTTTGGTTGAAAATGAACAAGGTGAATTATTACAAATTAATTTTGATGACGATTCTTACAAATTACCAGGTACTGATGTTATTATTAACATGGGTCAATCTGATGAAGAAGAACCAATTTAATTATGGCTAATATTTCTTTTGGTTTAGATGTTAATAAATATGCTCAACAAACAGGGTTTGACCAATTTCAAACAGGTATGTTGGAAACTTTGGGAGAAATTTCAAAAGATGCTTGGAAATATAATCCTGTATCTTCTGCAATTCGTTTATCTGAATTAGAACTTAATAGGGGTAGAGATACTGATGAGCCTTTAATTGACAGACAAAAACTTAATGACGAATATGGTAAATACAATTTATTTTTTGAACAAGATGAAAAACAATCAACTGTAGATATTATAGTTTCAAGAAAAAAAGCAGAAAGAGAAAGACAAAGTATTATTCAAAGAGGACCACAAGGTTTCTTACCTGCAACTGCTAAACTTGCAACTTCTTTAGTTACCAGTATTGCTGACCCAATTAACCTTGCTATGATGTTTATACCTATTGTAGGAGAAGCTAGATTTGCATCTATGGTTGCAAGAGCTGGATTGACAGGAGCAAGATTTCGTAAAGGTGCTATGGAAGGTTTAGTTGGTATTGCTGCTGTTGAGCCTTTAGTTTATACCGCAGCAACAAGAGAACAATCAGACTATGGTTTAATGGATAGTTTATTGGCTGTTACTTTTGGTGGTGTTTTGGGTGGAGGACTTCATGTTGGTATTGGTAAATTAAAAGATTTTAATACTCATAGAAAATTTAAAAAAAAAATAAAAGAAGCTAGAGAAAAAGCAGGTATTACTGATGGTGAAGATCCAGGTTTTAGTTTATATAAAGAATATTATCCTGAAGGTTCAAGAATAATGAAAGAATTGGCTGAGACCAATCCAGATGTTAGAAGAACATTGTTAGCTAAAGCATTATCTGATCTTGGAGAAGATATAGATGTTAATGTTAAAGACATTGCTGATCTTGATCCTAAATTAAGAAATGCTCAATTAAATGAAAAAGTATCACCTAATGAAAGAGTTAATACTAAAAATCAAGTTGATGAAGATATAAATTTTAAAAGACAAGAAATTACTTCTGAAGATACTGCTGCTAGTAGAGCTAAAAATTCTTTAGAACAAAAAGCTCAAGATGAATATGAAGCAAGTAACGCAAAAGAAGATATTGAATTAAGAAATTTAGATAAAGAAGTGGGTACAGTAGAAAGTCAATTAGCTATTTTAAAAGATAGACAAAAAGATTTAGGTATAAAAGATAATGATGAAGTTAAATTAACAATTAGAGAAGCAGACGAATTTAAAACTAAAGAAAAAGAAATAAAAGATGCTATTATTGATGGTATCAATTGTGTTAATGGAAGATAATTATGGTAGATAAATGTTTAACTAGAATAGAAGATGTTTTAAAAAAATCATCTATTACCACAGAAAAAGCACAAGGTATCTTAGAGGATATTAAAAAAGCTCAATCTGAAACTAAAATTACAGATTTAGATGAAACAATTACATCCGAACTTGCAGAGGGAGTTTTAAAAAGACAACAATTAAAAAAAAAAATTAATAAATTAAATGCTTTAGAAGATGAAGTTAAAATTAGAAATACTGTAGAATATGTATTAAAAGAATTTCCTAATGATCCAGTAGAAGGTTTAACTGCAATTTTAGTTGGAAGTAATTTACAAAAAGCTGGATCAAGATCATCTGTTGCTCTTGCTCAACTTGCTTATTTTAGAGACCTTTTAGTTTCTTTTAATGCAAAATTAAGAGATAATAAAGTTGATAGTTTATTTGCTGAAGCAAATTCTGATATTGAAAAAAGAGTAGCTAGAGTTATTTGGGAAGTTGGTCAAGGCAAAACTATAACAGAAAAAACTAAAGATATTGTAACACTTGGAAAAATTATAAATGAATTTTCTGAAACTGTAAGAAAAAAATATAATGATCATGGAGCTAATACAGAAAATTTACCTGGTTGGATTGTAAGACAAGCTCACGATCCTTTTGCATTAAGAAATGCAGTAGATGTTTTAAATTTAAAAAACAATAAAAATATAAAAGAAATTAATGGTACTCCAGAAAGAAACTTAGCTGCTTGGACAGATTACATTTTACCTAAGCTAGATCAAAAAAAAACATTTGGTAATACAGATGGATCACCAGAAGCTATAGATGAATTTTTATCATTTGCTTATAATTCTTTAGTTAAAAATCAAAATCAAGTTGTAGATGGTGCTGGTAATTCTTTTGGTTCAAGAAATTTAGCTGAAACTATAGGAGCAAAAAGAGTTTTACATTTTAAATCTTCTGATGATTGGTTTGCTTACAATTCTAAATTTGGTGGACAAAGTTTAAGAGAAGCCTTATTTGAAGGTTTTAATCTTGCAGGAAGAAATATTGGTATGATGAGTATGCTTGGATCAAATCCTCAAAAAAACTTTTTAAAAATGGCTGATGAAACAATGAACATTTTAAAAAGAAAAAAAAATCAAACTCAAGTAGATAAAATTGGTAGTTTTATAAAACCTCAAGGTGGTTATGCAAAATTTATGGCTGAAGTAGATGGTTCTGTAAATACAATAAATGGTTTTAATGCAGCTAAATGGTCTGGTATTATTCGTGCTATTTTATCTATGGCAAAATTAGGAGGTGCAGTTATATCAGCTATTGCTGATGTACATCTTTATGCTACTGAATTAAAATGGCAAGGTAGGTCTTATGTAGGTGGTGTTGCTGAAGCTCTTGGTAGATTAGGTAAAATAAAAAATTCAAAATTAAGAATAGAAATTGCTGAACAATTAGGTTTTATTTCAGACAATCTTATTTATGATGTTGCTGCAAGATTTTCTTCAGGAGATAATTTAAATAAACAATTTACTCAAATACAAAGAACATTTTTTAAATTAAATGGTCTTGCTTGGTGGACTAACTCATTAAAAGATGGAGCTATGTTAGGTATGGGTAACTATGTTGCTAAACAAAGAAATTTATCTTTTAATAATTTAAGTGTTGAATTTAAAAGACTAATTACTCATTTTGGTATTAATGAAAAAATTTGGAATATTATTAGAAAAATGGATGTAGAAAAAGCTGAAGATGGTAAAGAATTTTTTTCAGCTAGAAATATAGATTTATTAAGTGATGGAAAAATTAAAGAAATTTCTGGTGTAGAAAAAATGTCTAAAAGACAATTAAATCTTGCTAGAGATAATTTAAAAACAAGAGTATTAGGAATGTTTTTAGATAGATCAACTTTTGCAGTAATAGAGCCAGATGCTAGAACTAGAGGTTATTTAAAACAAAATTTACAAGCTGGTACTGCACCAGGAGAAGCTATGAGATTTATGGCACAATTTAAAGCATTTCCTGTTGCTATAATGCAAAAAGCTATTGGTAGAGAATTAGCTTTTAGTGAAGCTGGTAGAAAATATAGAGCATTATTTGGTACAGCAGGATTAATAGTAGGCTCTGGTATATTTGGATATATATCTATGACCGCTAAAGATTTATTAAAAGGTAAAAAACCAAAAGATCCCATGAATAAAAATACTTTTTTTGCATCTATGTTGCAAGGTGGTGGCTTAGGTATATATACTGATTTTTTATTTGGTAAAATTCAAAACAATACAAGTGCTTTAGCAACACTTGCTGGACCTGGACTTACAGAAATAACAAAAGTTGCTGCTATATTTAATTATATAACTAAAGGTGAGTTTTCAAAAGCAGGTAAACAAGGGTATTTGTCAATAAAAGAAAATATACCATTTTTAAATTTATTTTACTTAAAAACTGCCTTTGATTATGCTATAGGTTATCAAATAATGGAAACTTTATCTCCAGGATATTTAAAAAGAATGGAAAAAAGAATGAAGGATAGCGGACAAGAGTTTTTATTGACTAAACCATCAACATTGTTTAAAGGTTTCTAACTATGACAGTATCTTCAACAACAGTAAAAAGCACAGCATCAGGTGATGGTAGCACAACAGCTTTTACTTATTCATTTAAAATTTTTGCGGACTCTGATTTAGAGGTAATTATAAGAACAAACTCTACAGGAGCTGAAACAACTA